GCCGCCAATCTGTCACAAACATCTTTAGAACAGATGTTGATCCAGATTCGTCAAGCTGTGGACAACAACGGTAAGAAGATTCGTTTGGTGCCCCGCCAATTGGTGGTCGCCCCCGGCAACGTCTTCCAAGCTGAAGTTCTCCTGAAATCCGTCTTGCGCGCAGGTAATGCAAACAACGACATCAACCCTGTCAAGTCCATCGGTCTGTTGGACGAAGGCGCGGCTGTGTTGTCACGTTTGACCAATGCATCAGCATTCTTCGTACAAACCGACGCGCCTGAAGGCATGAAGATGATGATGCGTCGTAAGCTCGAGAAGACCATGGAAGGCGACTTCGAAACTGACTCTATGCGCTACAAAGCGACAGAGCGTTACGACGTTGGTTTCACTGATCCTCGTGCTATGTACGGCACTGCTGGCGTCTAAAACCAAGTGGGGGGTTCGCCCCCTGCGCTTTAAGGAGAAAAGACAATGGCAAATTTATTGGTAACCCGTTTCCCCAATGGCGTGACAAACGTCGGGGAAGATTCACCGTTTGCTGATCTGGCAATGCCAGCACCAACAAAGTTTCACACTTACTTTGAAGATTTCGACTACTACGTAGCTGGAAACTGGACTGTAACTGAGACTCAGGCTGGTGCTACTCAGGCTTTGACAGACGGCGATGGTGGTTTACTTTTGATCACCAACACCGCCGCAGATGACGATCTTGTTGCTTTGCAAAAAGTAGGTGAGTCATATCGCTTTGCTTCAGGCAAAGAGCTTTTCTTTGAGGCTCGCTTCAAAGTTAGCGACGCAACTCAATCTGATGTGGTTATTGGTCTTCAAATTACCGATGCAACCCCGCTTGACGTATCGGATGGTGTGTTTTTTATTAAGGCAGACGGCTCTACTTCGGTAAGTCTGTTGGTCGAGAAGAACAACACAGCAACTACGACCTCTAGCGTGGCTACTATGGCTAACGACACTTTCATTAGTCTTGGTTTTTACTATGATGGCGCATCAAGCATTCAATACTCCGTAAATGGCGTTGTGAAGGGCACTTCTGTGACCACCAACTTGCCTGACGACGAAGATATGACTGTGTCAATTGCTCTTCAAAATGGTGAAGCCGTTGCAAAGACAATGACTGTAGATTACGTCTTTGTTGCGAAGGAGCGTTAATCATGGGTCAATTTAAACCAATGGTCAAAATGATGACCACAGAGCCTACAGTTGAGTTAAAGCTCAAAAAAGGCGGATCTGTGAAGAAGGCTATGGGCGGCATGATGGATGCTCCTATGGCATCTTCAATGCCTGCTCGCGGTGGCATGATGCCCGTTGCTCGTCCTAAGCGTCCTACTATGGCGGCACGTCGTGCGGCTATGATGGGCATGAAGGGTATGCAAGGCGGCATGAAAGAAGGTGGCGAGTCTAAGGCTACGCACAAGGCTGAGATGTCGAAGATGAAGGGTCTTGAAAAAGAGCTGAAGTCTCACGAGTCCAAGCCTGCCAGCAAGGGACATAAAGGTCTGAAGTCTGGTGGCATGGCTTGCGCTACTGGTGGCGTTTTGAAGTCAACCAAGCCCGGTAACTACGCCACAGGTGGTGTTGTAAACGGTCAAGGCGGCTACAAAAAGGGTGGTGCTATTGCTAAGAGCGGCATCATCAACACCGAAGGTCAAGGCGGCGCATATCGCAACACGAAGATGGACACAGCTCATCCTGACAACAACAGCGCCCCCACAGGCGAGGTGAAGTTAGGTAATGGCGGTGGTTACAAAAAAGGCGGTGCAACAAAAAAGCACTACGCTACGGGGGGAGCTGTTAATAACAGCGGTCACGCCGTAGCATACCCAGCAAAGAAACCATCTGTTCCTGTCAGCAATGATCGTCAATCTGGCACCTTTAAAAAGGGTGGCAGTGTGACACCAGCACAGAAGAAAGAGCAATCTGCCTTCAAGGCTGAGAACGCAACAGCGATGAAGCAAGCGAAAGCCCAGAGCAACCTGAAGTATCAAGATGGCGGGAAAGTAACTGACCTATCCAAAGGCGCTTACGACAAATCGATTGGCCCATCTGAGAGTGAGATGGACATGGCAAAAGCCATCCGTAACATTCCAAGCAAGCTGTATGAGGGTGCGAAGAGCCTGTTTACTAGCAAGGAAAAGCCTTCTGGCTCTGTCACCAAGACTGAGAAGTCCGTGACAGTAACCCCTGCAAAGAAACGTGGTGGATCAGTAAAGTGCTGAACCTAAGTGGGGGCTTCGGCCCCTGCTTTTTAATTGGAGATAAATATGGCTGATGCAGTCGCAAGTCAAACGCTCTTAGATGGTGAGCGGATGGCAATCATGAAATTCACAAACCTCTCTGACGGTACTGGTGAAAGTAAAGTTTTAAAGGTAGATGTATCTACTTTGACATCAAGCGCTTCTGGTAAAGCGTGTGATGGGGTCACAATTACAAAGATTCATGCCTCAACGCATGGCTTGGAAGTGCAGATTTACTGGGATGCAACAACAGATGTATTTTGCTGGTGTGTGCCACAAAATTCTACATACACAATGGATTTTGAGAAGTTTGGCGGTTTGACTAACAACGCAGGTACTGGCGTGACTGGTGATGTATTGTTTAGCACCGCTGATGCTTCTAATGGTGACTTCTACACCATCGTCCTTGAGATGGTTAAATCTTACGGTTGATCATGTCAAGCAAATCATCCCAACACAGTTCTATGGCGTCCATCGCACATAACCCTGCGTTTGCCAAGAAGGATAAATCGGAGCGTCTGAAAATTATCAATGACGTAACGACTAAACCCCAACGGATGGAAATAGTTGATAAAGTTTTTACAACTAAGAAAATGAAAGGCGGCGGCTTGTATGAAAATATCAATGCAAAACGTGAAAGAATCGCTGAAGGATCTGGGGAAAAGATGCGCCGAGTGGGTAGCAAAGGTGCGCCAACGGCTCAAGCCTTCAAGCAATCCGCCAGAACAGCCAAAGTAAAATGAGCAAAAAGAACGTAAGTCTTGCAATTGGTCGTGGTGAGAAGCTCCCTGCCAAACAGGGTGCAGGACTTACGGCTAAAGGTCGTGCCAAGTACAACCGCGAGACTGGTTCAAATTTAAAGGCTCCACAACCCCAAGGGGGCTCGCGTAGAGATGCGTTTTGCGCGAGAATGGGGGCAGTAGCAGAAAAGAGCGAAAAGGGCAGTCGATCACGCGCATCGATGCAACGGTGGAACTGCCCCGGCTGGTAAGAGGAAACACAAATGGCGTACTCAGATACATACGGTCAGACAGTTAACGTACAAACCTTGATCGATCATGGTGCGAGACGTGCAGGCAAATTAGCCGAAGAGTTGACCTCTGAGCAACTTGTGTCCGCTCGTCAGTCTTTGAGCTTTCTTTTACAGAACCTGATCAACATTGGCATACAGTACTTTGCCATCGATAAGCAGGTTTTGGGCGTTTCTCCGAACAATTACATATACACCCTACCCGCAGGTGCAAACGACGCTCTAAACGTGCTCTATCGCACCATGAACCGCCCTAGTGCGAGCTACACATCCTCCGCGGGTGGTACGGTTGGAAACGTGGGTGACAACGACGTAGACACGTTCTGCTTACAGACAAGCGCAAACGGGAACATTTCAGCAAACTTTGGAACAAACCAAGAGATTTATGCTGGCTCAATTGGTTTGTTGCCTTATGTATCAGGTGGTGGTAGTCAGACGTGGACTTTGACGCTTGAGTACTCAACAGACAACGTCACATACTTAACGTTAGAAAGCCTTGGCACTGTAACGGTAACTGATAACGAGTGGATTTGGACGGACATAAACCCGGGGCAAGCCGTCCAGTACTACCGCGTTCGCGCCTCTGGTGGTACGACTTTGGCTTTGCGTGAGTTCTACGTTGGAAACAACTCCACTGAGATCACCATGTCTCGCCTAAACCGCGACGACTACACGAACCTGCCAAACAAGAACTTCACATCGAATCAACCATTCCAATTTTGGTTTGATCGCACAATTCCTTTGCCCTCGCTGTACTTGTGGCCTGTCCCTAGTGACCCGTTTGTGCAGATCACGGTGTGGTACAGCAAACAGATCATGGACGTAGGTTCATTGACAAACGAGCTGTACATCCCAACGCGCTGGTACGAGGCAACGCTGATGATGTTGTCGCATAGGATGGCGCTAGAGTTGCCCGGGGTCGATCTTACGCGCATCCAATACCTCGAAGGTCAGGCTGAGAAGTACCTGAACATGGTTGAGCAAGAAGAGC